TGCGGCTCAAGATGCTTCAAGCCTTGCGGCTCAAGATTGGTCAAGCCTTGCGGCTGGTAAAAACAGCGTTTTGGCTTGCTTCAATGGCAGATGCCGTGCGGGACTCAATAGCTTAATTGCAATTGCCAACCGCAAATGGAATGGCAATGATTACGAGGTCACTGACTTTAAAGCCGGAATTGTCGACGGCAAAAAAATTAAGGCGGACACATGGTATAAATTAGTCAACGGCGAATTTGTTGAGGTGAACGATGACGAAAGCTGAACTTGACCAATTCATCAATGATTACGGATTTGACAACAAAACCGATGTCGAGAACATCGAAATCGCTATGAATATCGCGAAGTTTAAAAAGGAGAAAGAAAAATGTCAACACTCTATGAGATGAGCCTTGCGGCTCAAAATCTGCTTGATTTGCTCACTGATGAGGAAATTGATGAGCAGACATTTAATGACACGCTCGAGGCTATGGGAGCGGCTGAAAAGGTCGAAAACACCTGCAAAGTCATCGGTTGTTTAACCGCCGATGTTGAAATGTTCAAAAAAGAAATCGAGCGTTGCCAAAAGCGCAAAAAGACAATTGAAAACAACATCAAGTGGCTTAAGGAGGCTTTACTCAATTTCTACATTTCGAGCGGCGAAAAGCAGCTCAAGGTAGGCACATTCACTGTATCGAGCCGAAAAAGCAAAGCGGTAGAAATTACAAACTCCGATTTAATTCCGTCCGAATTTGTCGTTTTTGAGCCAACTATTAACAAATCAGAAATAAAAAAGAGGCTCACAGCAGGCGAGAAAGTCCAAGGAGCAGAATTGACAGAAAGGGTAAGCGTGCAAATAAGATGACATATGAGGAATTAAGCGCTGTTAATCAATCGATTAACACGACAGACATCAAGGGCAAGGCTTACGCGGAAGTCAACGAACGCGTCAAAGGCTTCCGCTACCTATTCCCCAACGGCTCAATTTCGACTCAATTGATGTCGATTAATGAGTCCGACAACGGCAAGGTTTGCGTTTTTATGGCGACTGTTGCCGATGAAAATGGCAAGACCCTTGCAACCGGCACGGCATATGAAAAAGAGAATTCAACTTACATTAACAAGACATCATATATCGAGAATTGCGAAACCTCTGCCGTTGGCAGGGCTTTGGGCTTCCTTGGAATCGGAATTGACACATCGATAGCGTCGAGCGAGGAAGTTCAAAACGCTATCGCCAATCAATCGACTACACCGAAAAGCGCTCAAAAAGAGCAAGAAACGGCAAAGGCTCAAAAAAAGCAGGATGAGGCGGATGCTCGCAAATATGCAGTCTGCCTTGCGAATATAAGCGACAAGACGGCGGACGAATGGCTTGCCAAAGCAAAAGAAAAATACAAAACACCGAATGCAATTGCGAAATGTCTGCTAAAGTGGTTCACAGCTAAAGCAAAGGAAGCCGAGAAAGCAGGCTCCAATGGATAAATTCAAATGTCAAATCACTAATCTGTCAAGAGATTTCGCGTCGGGTCAGGCGGTTGTCACAATGACCGCCGAGCCGTCGGTCTTGCCGGCGTTAGAACAGATTTGCAATAAAGATTTGAACTGCAAATTGACCAAATTTTCAAAAAGCCGCAGCTTAGATTCAAACGCATATCTTTGGGTTTTAATTTCAAAATTGCAAGCCGAGTTGTCAAAAAACGACCCCCATATCACCAAGGACGAGATATATGTTAACTATATCCGCCAATATGGGCGGTCAATTGAATATCAAATCCCGAATGACGCGGTTAACGCTATGACTGCCGTTTGGGGGGCGTACGGACTCGGCTGGTTTGCCGAAAAAATCGACGAGGGAAGCGCCGAAAACACATCAATCATTCGTTTCTATTATGGGTCGAGTTGCTACTCCCAAAAGCGAATGACGCGGCTTATAGAGGCGGTTGTGACCGACTGCAAGGCTCTCGACATTGAAACGCTCACGCCCGATGAAATAGCCGAACTAAACGCAAGGTGGGGTGATACAAACGGATAGCATCTTACAAAAGGACAAGGAACACTGCTTTCTTTGCGGAGGCTCGGCTCGTTATAATGACCCGCTTGACAAACATCATGTGTTCAACGCAAGTAACCGGAATAAGTCGGAGCAATATGGTTTGACCGTCTACTTACACCACAATTCGTGTCATTGTTTCGGTAACAAAAGCGCTCACAAAAATCAGCAAACGGCTTTACAACTTAAACGATATGCGCAATCAATTGCAATGAAGCGCTACGGTTGGAGCATTGACGATTTTATCGAGATATTCGGAAAAAATTATATTTAAGGAGATAAAAAATGAATGTAATCACATTAATAGGCAGGCTCACATATGAGCCTGAAATCAAAACAACAACAAGCGGCTTATCGGTTATGAATTTTCAGATTGCCGTTGACCGTAACTATCAAGCGAGCGGTCAGGAGCGAAAAGCCGATTTTATTGACTGCCAAGCGTGGCGTCAAACTGCGGAGTTTATCCACAGATATTTTCACAAAGGCTCGATGATAGCTATTGAAGGTGAACTTCAAACAGCAAATTACACAGCAAAAGACGGAAGTAACCGCAAAGCGGTCACAGTTATTGCAAATCACGCCTTTTTCTGCGGTAGCAATAGCAACGCCAATAATGCCCAAAATGGCAACACAGCCGCTCCTGTGCCGTCATATGCCACAGCTGACAACAGCGACTTCGAGGAAATCGTCGATGACGATGATTTGCCGTTCTGATGGAGGGGTGGATTAAGCTCTACCGCAAGCTTGTCGATTGGGAGTGGTATGACGAGCCAAACACAAAGATTGTGTTCATCGACCTTCTGCTACACGCCAATCACAAGGAGCGGAAGTGGCGAGGAGAGACGATTGAGGCAGGCTCACTCGTGACCTCAATCGGGGCTATTGCCGAACGAAACGGTTTGTCAACGAAACAAGTGCGAACGGCTATTTCACATTTAGAAAAAACAGGCGAAATAGCAAAGAAAAGGGCAAACAAAAATACTACCTTAATAGTGCTTAATTACAAGCGTTATCAAGAATTCGACGACGGCAAAGGGCAATCAAAGGGCAATCAAACGGCAAATGAATGGCAGGCAGACGGCAATCAAACGCCAATCAATGGGCAAATTGAGGGCAAACAAGGGGCAACAAACAAGAAGGTTAAGAAGGTTAATAATATAAATAATGAGAGAAATAACCTACCTCCTATAAGTGTGACGCCCGATTTGAGCAAATTCAGCGATGATGAACGAACTGAAAAATGGCTCGATACAGGATTGACGATTGCTCAATATCTATGGCTTGGCGAACATCTTAACGACGATGTGTTAGTCGGCTATATCAGCAAGGTCAAACAATACAGCGTTCAGGACGACCGCAGATTTGAAAAAATAATCAAATGGGCACGAGAGGACGGCAGACTGATAGAGGGAGCGAGTGAATGAGTCAATCGGAAAAATGGACGAGCTTAAAACGCCGCTCCTATATCGGCAAGATGTCGACGAAAATTAAACACGAACACATCGTTTTTGAAAAAGTCCCAAATTTGAAATTTGAGGAAATTGAAAGGAGTTTAAAAAATGACATTGAATGCGAACCAAGCGAATATCGTTGCAATGCTGAAAAATTCGCGTCATTCGGTGACTGCAAAGGAAATCACCGAATGATACGGCATATCGGCTCGACAGATTCGCTATGAGATAGCGGACCTTCGATATAAGGGGTATATCATCGACAGCGGACCATACGGCTATCGCCTTGCGAAAACAAGAAATGAGGCTGAGCGCTGTATTTCAAGGCTAAAAGCCTCAGCAAAGAGTATTGACGAAATAGCTGAAATAATGAGCGTCTATTCAGCGTCACTACCGGCGGAAAGGATATGAACAATGGGCAAGACAAGCAGGAATAAGGGCAAGGTCGGCGAAAGAGAGCTTGCAAAAAAATTGAGAGAACTTGGGTTTGATGCCCGGCGTGGACAGCAGTTCTGCGGCGCAAACGGTGACGCGGACGTTGTCGGATTACCAAATATTCACATCGAGTGCAAGCGAGTTGAGGCATTGAGGCTCTACGATGCCTTGGCGCAAGCTACGCACGACAGCAAAGAGGGCGAGCTACCTGTTGTGATGCATCGAAAAAATAACAGTGAATGGGTTGCAATCTTGAAATTGACCGACTTCATTGAAATATACAAAGAGTCAAGTTTTTGTGAGGTGCGCAAATGAAAATATTAATAGCTTGCAATGCGAGATATGAGGAGAGATAAAAATGAATACATATCAGCCAAAATTATGGCACGACAATTTCCAAAATTATAAAAGATACGGAGTGCCTAAAGCACAACTTGTCATTGCTGACATTCCGTATAATATTGGAGCAAACGCATACGGTAGTAATCCTATGTGGTATAAAGGCGGAGACAACAAAAATGGCGAAAGCAAATATGCCAAAGCCACATTCTTTAATTCTGACGGCTATTTTAAAATTGCTGAATATATGCACTTTTGTAGTAGATTGTTAAAGCCGGAGCCAAAGGAAAAAGGCAAAGCACCTGCAATGATTGTGTTCTGTGCTTTCGAGCAAATACAAACGGTTGTCGAGTATGGGAAAAAATACGGATTTAATCATTATTACCCGATTTTTCTTTGCAAAAACTATTCAGCACAAGTTTTGAAAGCAAATATGCGAATAGTTGGGGCAACAGAATTTGCGGTTGTTTTGTATCGTGACAAATTACCAAAGTTTAACAATGGCAGACAATATGATGAGAACGGAAAGGTTATCAGAGGCACAGGCAAGATGATATTTGACCATTTTGAGTGGGAAAGAGACGGTAAGGAAATTCCAAAAATTCATCCAACGCAGAAGCCTGTTAAACTGTTAAAAAGGTTAATTGAAGTGTTCACAGACAAGGGCGATGTTGTAATTGACCCTTGTGCAGGAAGCGGCTCTACACTTCAAGCGTGTTGGGAATTAGACCGAAAAAGTTACGGTTTTGAGGTTGACAGAAAAGCATATAACAAAGCTATTGAAAAAATGCCGTGTTTTAATGAGCTTGACAAGCCTTGCAAACTGCCAAACGGCAAATACATATTGATTGAGGTGAAAGAATAATGGCAGGACTAATAGCAAAGCAACCTAACGGCTTATATTGCAGAATTTCAACAGTAGTTGACGCACCTACACATTGGAATATGACAGAACAAGATTATATTAATATGTGTGTGAAAAAAGCCGAAGAAGACGCAAAATGTGTACTTGCAAATTATTGTTATGATTTTGATGTTGCATTAAATCGTGTTCGTTACGGCAAAGATACAGAAATGACAACAGAGGAATACGAGAAATTTATCAAAGATTGCAATACAGAGGTGAAAGAATGAGAGAGATATTATTCAGAGGAAAGCCATTAGGAGATTTACACGGAAAATTTATATATGGCAGTTTAGGTGTACTTAATACAGATTTATGTGCTATTTACCATTGCTTCGAATTTAAAGATGATGAAATGGAATTAGTATACATCAATACTGTAGGACAATACACAGGATTGACCGACAAAAACGGCAAAAAGATATTTGAGGGTGATATATTACATTGCACTGCTCGATTAGATAGTGCAAATATGGTTGTTATTTATGAGGGCGCAGAATTTCGGCTCGTTTGTTGTGAGAGGTATAAAACATATACGACTGGAATGGGATACAGATATTTCGGTAATTTAACTACAGAAGTTATTGGTAATATATACGATAATCCCGAATTGTTGGAGGTAGAAGAGAAAGGATAGAAAGTTATGATTGCTTTTCTTGCAGGACTGCTATTAGTAGCGGTAATAGTAATAGGGATTATTTCTGGTGACAATGAGAAATTTAAAACTGAAAACGAAGAAATGAAAGGCAAAATTTCAGAGCTTAAAAAGATATTGAAACGTAGAGAATATAGTTTTGTATCGTATAAAGGTTTGCCACTCAAAGTAGTTAAAATCAATAATATATTTAATGACGGAACAAAAATAAAGGGCATTCCTGTAATGCTTGAAGTTGGAATAAATACTGAGGGTGAAAAAATGCTATGTATGGAGTTTGTAAAAAAACACGATACATTTTTTGAAATTTTGATAGGCAATGAAATAAGAACCTTTTATGTTGGCAACGCTGGTACAGATTTTTTAACACTTATAGAAAAATAGACACAGAATGCAAAAAAGTGCCATAAAAAAAGGCACAAAGATATGAACAAAAAGGAGTAAAACAAAATGTACAACTATACAAAAATAGAAACAGTCTTCGAAAGAGATATTGAGGGCACAAAAAAACTTATTGAGGGACAATATAGAGATAAGTCAGTTGAATATCTTAAAGATAACTTGTGGATAGGTACTGAGAAAATAGACGGCACAAACATTGGCGTTGTTTGGGACGGATACAATGTCACATTTCAAGGTCGAACTGAAAAGGCTACTATACCACCCTTCCTTTTAAAATGTCTTAACGATACTTTTAAAAGCACTGAAACGGAACAGGTGTTTGAACAGCTCTTTGAAGAAAAACAAGTAATTCTATTCGGCGAGGGATATGGAAATAAAATTCAAAAATGTGGTAAAGATTATTGCGAGAATAATAAATTTATTTTATTTGATGTATATATGCCACAAGCAGATTTGTGGTTAGAGCGTGATAGTATTGAACAAATCGCAAAGGCACTTGGAATTGAATGTGTTCCAATTGTTTTTAAAGGTACAATAGACGAGGGTATTCAGTTTGTCAAAACTAAACCGAAATCAACAATAGGAACAGCTAATATGGAGGGTATTGTGTGTAAGCCTGCTGTTGATTTACTTTCAAGAAATGGCAAACGGCTCATTGTAAAGATAAAAGTTAAAGATTATTGTTAAACAAGATAAGGAGTAAAGAAATATGAACATTATGTTAGACAGCACGGCTTTTATGCCAACAAGAGGACACGCAACAGATGCAGGACTTGACTTGCTCTCGCCGCGTGATGTCGTTATTCCGGCAAGAGGAAGCGCCATAATTGACACAGGCTTTCATGTTGAATTGCCGCCAAACACAGCAGGCTTTCTCAAATCGAAAAGCGGATTGAATGTTAAGCACGGCATCACAAGCGAGGGCGTTATTGATGTCGGCTACACCGGCTCAATCGTTTGCAAGTTATACAACAATTCAAACGAAGATTATAAAATCAAACGCGGCGACAAAATCACGCAGCTTGTCATTGTGAAAATTGAAACGCCAAGCATAAATATTGTTGATAAGCTCGACGAAACGGAACGCGGTGAGGGTGGCTTCGGAAGCACAGGTAGGTGATGTGATGAATGCGAGCGAATTTCTCAAAAGATATTTGAATATGTCGCACGAAATCAGCGTCAAATGCGACGAAATTGCTAAACTGCGAAGCTTGGCAGAAAAAATGACACAGAGCTTGTCGTTCACAGGGGGCGGCGAAAGCGGCGGCTTTGTCGCTCCTCTCGAAAAAATAATCGCGCTTGAAAAGCAGATTGATAGCGAGGTTGAAGAGCTTATGAGCGTCAGAGCAGAAATTGAAAGCGTGGTCGGCGAAATTCGAAATCCGCTCTATAAAATGATTATATGGCGCAAATACATCATAGGTGAGCGATTCGAGGTGATAGCCGATAAAGAAAGCTACACCTTTCAATACATCAAAAACGCCCACAGTCAAGCGCTTAAGGTTGTTGATAGCATTTTAGGAAATGAGGTGAAAAGTTGAAAAGAAAGTGTGTTGAATGTGATGTTTGCGGTCAACGCATCACGAGAGCGTGGGAAAGATACAAATTTAAAAGATATAAGATTCCGCTCGTCATGTTTGGCGAGCCTAAAACTCCAAAATGGAGCCGCCTTGATATGTGTCGGGATTGTTTTTATGAAATGCAAAATTTTATAAAAACAGCACAAAATAAAAAAGGATAGCGAAAGCTATCCTTTTTGCATATCGTCAAGTATTAACTTTTTAATATAACCTTGCTTGTTTGGCTGCTTGTCAAGCTGTGATAAAATTTCTTTGTCATGCTCGATATTAAGGTTTAGCTTGATTTGTCTGCGCCGCTCTTTGTCATATATCGGCATGTATTCTTTTCTGTCAAACATTCGGTCAAGCCTCCAATCTTTCAAGAGCGTTTTTTTCTACCGCAATGATGAATGTCTTTTCCGGCTCGTTGTTGATATCAAAATCGTCAGAGCCGTAAATTTTGTTGAATTTGTGAAAATCGTTGCGATTTAAAATGTAAATATCTCCGCCTTTAAGCTCTTTGCAAATGTCGAGATATGCTGTGTCTGTCGATTGCAGCTTGTTGTCGGTCAGCTTAAGGGTCCCACGAAGCGTTGAACCAATGCGAGTGTAATTGTTTGGATGAGGCAAGCCGAGATAGCATTCCTCGTGACAACCCTGTTCATTCCAAACAACAAGCTCAATGTTTGCGTCGTTGTTTTTGTTATAGCATGTTAAAAAATTTTTAATTGTCATAATATTAAACCTCAGCGTCGGTCGCTACCCTTAATTTCTGATTTTATTATAATACTTTGTGTACCCAAAGTCAAGTGTTTTTTTGCAAAAAATGCGAAAATATAAAAAAATGTTACCTTTTGTTATGGAATGTTACCGAAAAAAGTGGTAACATATATAATGTGATAGATTGATAGAGGACATCACACAGATATTACAGTTTTCATTTTTTACCTCTTTTTTATTCTCCTTGACGGCGGCACAAAGCGTGTCGCCGTTTCTCGTTGGTGATTATATGAATTTGAAAGATACAACATTAAGAATAGAATATATTTCTATCGGCAAATTGACGCCGAATAAGAAAAACGCAAGGGCACACCACGCGGACGACATTCAATGCATCAAGAACAGTATTGAGCAATTCGGAATGTGTGACCCTATAGGCGTTTGGGGCGATGATAATATCATTGTTGAGGGGCAGGGAAGATTGCAAGCTCTCAAAGAGCTCGGCTACACGGAAGTCCCGACAATAAGGCTTGACTTTCTCAGCGATGAGGAGCGCCGAGCTTACGGCATAGCTCATAACAAGACAGCCGAAAACAGTTCGTGGGATTTTGAGAATCTTAACGCGGAAATGTCAGATTTAAGCGTTGACTTTGATTTTAGCAACTTTGGCTTTATATCGAGTGATGACGGCGATGATGATTATAAAGAAATCACAGACGAAAAGCCGAACGAAAGAATCAGAACAGTAAACTCATATAACTTACAGCTTTACGATGAGGAGCGTGCCGTCGGCAAATATCAAATGCCGCTAATTGACAAATCACAAATCATCCCCAATGAATTAATTGGGTTTAACTATATGAAGTCGACGCAGGACCACAATGTCGGCATTCACTGCTTTATCGATGACTATCAGTTTGAAAGGTTGTGGAATAGTCCACAACTATACATTGACGATATTTTGAAATTCGACTGCATATTGACGCCTGACTTCTCCCTATATATGGATATGCCGTTGGCAATGAAAATATGGAATGTCTACCGCAGCAGGCTGTTGGGTCAATTTTGGCAAGATTGTGGAATGGAAGTCATTCCAACCGTACAGTGGGCGGAACCGGCAACATATGAGTTTTGTTTCGACGGTATTCCGCAAAATTCGGTTGTCGCTGTTAGCACGATAGGCGTTAAAAAAGGCGAAAGCCTTGCGATATGGAATGACGGAATGCACGAGATGATTAAACGATTGAAGCCGCAAACAATTCTTGTTTACGGCGGAAAGCTTGATTTTGATTATGGTAGCATCGATGTCCGATATTTTGACAATCAGGTTACAGAAAGAATGAAACTACACAAAAAAAGCTCTTGTAAACAGTCACAAAATGATTTATAATTAAATTAATAAAAAACGAAAGGAGATAAAAAAATGAATTCAAATAAAGACAATTTGCCGCAGGCAACGGACGAGGAAGTCAACGAAGTCCTCAAAAAGGTATTAGACGAAGCAGAAAAAGAATGGGACGAAGAAGACATTTGGGCAGAAACCGAAGAGGACCGTGCATTTGGGGAGGAATTTGAAAAAGCAACAACTTTTGAGGAAGAAACAAGAGTGTTGCAGAAATACGGACGAATTCCGGTGCTTAAAGATGGCGAGTATTATGCGTTAGATTAATTTTGATTAAGTAAATATTTAAGGCGTTGTTTTTTACAACGCCTTTTTATTTTGGAAGGTGAGAAATAAAATGTTAGAAATCGAATTGCAATTATTTGGTTCACGAGGTGCAGATAGCGGTTACGGCGGCGGTGATTCAACATCCGATACAGGGCGAAATGTATCTCGTTTTTACGATAGAACCGACAGATATCGCGGAATGAGCATTCACGAATTTGAAAATGCAATCAGGGATAAAAAAACAGAATATATAGGCATTTTTGACAAGGATGGTAATTTGATTGTAGCCGGAACAAGCGGAAACAAAGGAAGCGTTGCAATTCCTTCATATGCGCCCGGATTCAAAGATGCATATACTATGACACACAATCACCCATATAGCAACGGCAGAGTAATAGGCGGCTCGTTTTCAGGCGCGGATATACAGGTACACACGAGATTTAAGTTTGGCGAATCGCGTGCGGTGACCAACGGACCAAATGAACATACATATATTTTTAGAAATAAAGGCGGTTCGCAAGATAGAAAGCGTATGTCAGATATAGCTCATCGATTTGATTCGCGATATAAAAGAGATGCCGCGAAAAGAGTGGATAAAGTCACTAAAGAATTAGCCAAGAAGGGAAAGTCACTCGGCAATAAAAGCAATCAGGTATATATCGGCACGGCAAAGAGAATGTGGAAAAATGCTCATGTTGAGCGCTATGGATACGAATATATCGAAGTTAGAAAAGCGCGTTGGTAACTCTAAAATGACGATAAAAAAGCGAGGTGAATTGAATGCCGAAGGGCAATATTAACAATTTAACAGCTAATAGCCTTCCGGCAGAAGTTCGCCGAGAGAACGCCCGAAAGGCAGGAATTGCAAGCGGCAAGGCTAAACGCAAGCGCAAAGAGATGAGAGAGCTTGCTGAAGCCTTGCTTGAAGTTGGAATTCACAACGGCAGGGTGCAGGATGTCAAGAGCCTTGACGATGTTAACAATAAAAATGTGAGTGTAGCCGCTGCAATATTGCTTGCGCAAATTAAGAAAGCAATTCAAAACGGCGACACACGAGCGGCGGAGTTTATCCGCGACACGGCAGGACAAAATCCGTTGAATATTCCGCCGACAGTCGAGGAGAGCACAAGCGACGGCTTCATTGAGGCGATGAACGAGGCGGCAGGAGGCATTGAATGGGACGACAACAAGTAGCTTTTCATTTTACCCCTTTTTCTGTCAAGCAAAAAAAAGTTTTGACTTGGTGGTGCGAAAAATCGCCTATGAACAACAAGGACGGCATCATTGCAGACGGAGCAATAAGAAGCGGAAAAACCCTTGTAATGTCCTTGTCTTATGTTATATGGGCAATGGAGAATTTCAACGCTCAGAATTTCGGAATGTGCGGAAAAACAATTGCGTCGTTCAGGCGCAATGTTTTGTCTTTTCTTTTGCTTGTGCTTAATGGCAGAGGTTATAAGACCGATTACAGGCGAACAGATAACCGCTTAACAGTTACCAAGGGAAGCGTTTCCAACGACTTTTGGATTTTTGGCGGTCGCGACGAAAGCTCACAAGACCTTATACAAGGAATGACACTCGCAGGCTGTCTATTTGACGAGGTTGCGCTTATGCCGCAATCGTTTGTTAATCAGGCAACGGCGAGATGTTCGGTTGACGGCTCAAAGTTTTGGTTTAACTGCAACCCCGAAAATCCCGAACATTGGTTTAAAAAAGAATGGGTTGACAAAACAAAAGATAAAAACATCCTTTATTTGCATTTTACGATGAACGACAACTTGTCTTTAAGCGAAAAAGTAAAAGAACGCTATCGTTCAATGTATGAGGGCGTCTTTTATGACCGATTCATTAAGGGGCTATGGGTAGCAGCTCAAGGGCGCATATATACAACCCTTGACAAGGACAACATCATTGATGTTGCAGAATGGAACAGGACGGCACAGGGCGGCTTTTCTCACCCTATGCGTAATAAGGTTATGCTTGCCACAATCGGTGTCGATTTTGGCGGTAACGGCTCGGCGACAGCGTTCGATTTGACGCTCATAACACAGGGCTTTGACGAGCTTATTGTTGCCGACGAAGTAAAAATAAAAGAAATGATAACGCCGACCGAATTGGAACGGCGTTTTGTTGATTTTGCGAAAAAGTGTGTAAATGACTATCCGCAATTGCACACGGTCTATTGCGATAGCGCGGAGCAAGTGCTCATCAACGGCATAAGGAACGCCGTTATAAAAGCAAAACTTCCCCTTGCTGTTAAGAACGCGCGAAAAGGTCCGATTATTGACAGAATCAGGGCAGGGGCAAGCTTAATCACGCAAAAGCGTATGTTATTCGTGTCAAGCTGTAAAGAGACTTACAGCGCATTCAACGAGGCACTTTGGGATGACAAGCATGTTAAAACGGAGAAATCCGTCGACCAAAGGCTTGACGACGGCAGCACGAATATCGACAACATCGACGCGACCGAGTATAGTTTTGAGCCATATATCAACGGCTTAATGAGGTTAAGGAATTAATGAATAAACAAGTTATCGACTTTTTAAAAAACAAAGGACTTAAGATTGAACAGCCGGCAAACATCGACGCAGAGTTGAGGTTGTGGCGTGAGTGGTATGTCGGGAATGTTCCGGGATTTCACAAATATAAGGTATATCAAGGTAAAAAGACCGTACAGCAGGCAAGGAAGTCGCTCGGAATGGGCGAAACAGTCTGCCAAGATTGGGCAGATTTAACAATCACCGAAAAGGTAGCGATTTCTTGCAGTGACAAGAGGTGTGAGGAAAAACTCGACCAAATTCTAAAGGCTGCAAATTTCTTTACCGCAGGCAATCAATTGCTTGAGCGCAGTTTCGCGCTTGGCGGCGGCTTTTTTATTGAGTATTTCGACGGCGAAAAAATCAATATTAAATATGTCACACAAGATAGAATGATACCGATTACATTCAAGAGCGGCGCATTGATTGAGGCAGCTTTCACAAGCGAGCAAATCATCGGCGGTCAGCCTTATGAATATATAGAGGTCCACACACTTGATAACAACAACGAGTATGTAATTGACAACTATTTGCTTGCGAACAAGAACAAAAAGCTTGTTGAGGTAAGTAAAGACTTTTACAAACAGCATAAACTGTTAGAAAAATTCGAAACACATTCAAAGACGCCAAAATTCCAAATGGTTAAGCCAAATAAGGCACGAAAAAACGACCCAAACAATCCGTACGGCGTTAGCGTGTTCAGCGGTGCAATCGATGTGTTGAAGTCAATCGACAATGAATATGACTCACTTGACAACGAGTTTACGCTCGGCAGGAAGAGAGTTTTCGTTTCTGATGGTGTCGCAAGATTTAATGTCGACCCAAATACAGGCGAAACGCTCCCAGTGTTCGACCCGAACGATACAGCGTTTTATCGCTTGCCTGACGACAACAGCGGTAACGATTTGCCGATTATCGAGAGCAACATGCAATTGAGGGTGAGCGAGCACGAGGCGGCATTGCAGACACAACTTAATTTGCTCGGTCAAAAATGTGGATTCGGCGAGAATCATTACAAGTGGAATCAGGGAAATGTCACAACCGCTACACAGATTATAAGCGAAAATTCAAAGGAATTTAGGACTTTGCGAAAGCATGAAATTCTTTTGAACGCTGCAATTGTGACAATGTCACGCGCATTGCTTGAATTGCAAGAGCAATTCATCGGTGACATCACCGTCCCCGACGATTTAGCGATTACGGTTGATTTTGACGATTCAATCATCGAGGACACAACCGAAAAACGGCAAATGGCTTTGACCGATTACAACGCTGAGCTTATAAGTGCGCAAGAATATTATCGCCGCGTTTATGGATTTGACGACAAGAAAGCGGCGCAGTACGCAAAACAAATGCAAGACGAAAGAAATGCGGAGCTTGCATGGCGAAATATCGAGGAAGAACCTCCGCAGGAGTGATTAAATGCTTACAGATAACGAAGTCAGCAAGTTAATTGACCCGATATGCACGATATATCAGCAGATTGAATATGATTTGATTGTTGACATCGCAAACCGCCTTGCGACATATGACAAGGCGGACGGTATGCTTGAATATCGGCTCAAGAAGTTACAAGAATTTCAAAAAATCACCCCCGAATTGCTAAAAATATTCGCAAAATACAGCGGCAAAAGCGAGGCAGAGATTAAGAAGCTTATCACAGAGGCGCAGGGACTTAATATTGACCTTGAGCCGCTTACAAGGGCGTATGACCGCGATATTATAGCCGTTGACCCTGTTGTCGCAATGCAAAGCCCCATATTGCGTGAGATTGCCGAATTGAGCTATAAGGATTTAACAAAGACTTTTAGCCTTATTCAAACAAAGGCGGTCGAAAGCGCCAAACAGGCATATATTAACACGCTTAACACGGCTTATGTCGAGGTAGCAAGCGGCAATTACAGCTTGCAAGAGAGCTTAAAAAAAGGCTTGCAGAGAATGGCACGGCGAGGCATTACAGGCGCGACATATAAGCGCAAGAACGCGGACGGCAGCTATACATATACGGAGTACAGTATTGAGGGCGTCATCAGGCGTGACACAGTCACCGCCGTTCATCAGCTTGCTAACAAAAGCTCGTTGCAGCTTGTAAAAGAAATTGGCGCGGACTATGTCGAAATATCCTCGCACTTGGGCGCGAGAACGCACCCGACAAATCCGATAGCAAATCATGCAGGATGGCAGGGCGGCATTTTCAAAATTGAGGGACACGACAAAAAGCATCGAAATCTTAAAGAGGCGACAGGCTATCCCGATGATATATTAGGCTTGGGCGGTGTCAACTGCCGACACAGAATGTTTGCATTTATTCCCGGAATAAGCAAGCCAAATCCCATTAAATACGGCGACACAGAGGAAAACAAGCGCATATACAAAGCCACGCAGGAGCAGAGGCTCAAAGAACGCCAAATCCGAAAGCTAAAAAAGGAAATCGCCGCAATCAAGCCATTAGGCGACAAAGACGCAACGAAAGCCTTGCAAATCAAGTTGAAAAACAGACAAGCCGAGTTACAAGCACACTGCGACAAATACGGCTTAAAACGCGATTACAGCCGCGAGCTTGTGCAAGAACAAGTTGCAAAAAACACCCTTATTTAAGCACAATGGATTGATTTCTATTGTGCTTTTATTATATCCAAATCTAATAATTAGGACAGACACAAACGGCGATATAAGTCGTCGCAAGTGCCTGTCTTTTTTATTGCCCTGAGCAAGGCGTTAAACTGCTTATTTGCCCTGAACGCGGCATATAAACCGTTCGCTTGCCCTGAGTATGGCAAATAAAGTGCTCAGGTTGCCGACGGCAAGGCATATAAAACAGCCCTACACCAGCGGATGACACCGCATATAAAAACAAAGGAGCAGAAGAATGGATATTGAAATCCTAAAAGACAAACTGAACGAGGACACATTCAAAACGGTTAACGATGCGCTTAAGGACACAGAGGGCAAGCTCGCCGACATAAGCAAAGGCGATTTTGTTTCAAGTTCCAAATACGGCGCATTGCAGAAGCAGTATGACGACACAAAGGCGTTGCTTGATGACAAGTCGAAAGAATATGACGACTTGAAGAAAACAGCAGGCGACAACACAGCGTTACAGAATCAGATTGACAAGCTTAAAACCGACTTTGAAAATCAGCGTTCCGACCTCGTAAAGAATTACGAGGCGCAAATCAAAAAAAGCAAAATCGAAAATCGAATCATCAGCGACTACAAGCCGAAAGACATCAACGACATTTTGCCTCATTTGGATTTTGAAAAAATCAAGGTCAATGACGACGGCATTAATGGTCTTAAAGAGCAAATGGACGAGCTTAAAAAGACCAAATCATATTATTTCGGCGGCGACGACGGCAAGCCAAACGGTGGCGCAAGCGGTCTTGACCACGGCGGCAAGCCAAAAGACGATGAGGACGATTTTTTGAAAGGCTTCAATTCTTAATCATTGAAAGGACTACAAAATGGCAGTAAATTATGCAGAGAAATATTCGACTAATGTCGATGAGCGCTTTTCGCAGGGCGCAAGAACAGGCGCAGCAGTAAACGCCGACTATGATTGGGACGGCACAAGTGCAATCAAGGTTTACTCGATTGACACCTCACCGCTCAACGATTATCAGACCACAGGCACCAACAGATACGGCACACCCGATGAGCTCGGCAACCACACGCAGACAATGCTTCTCTCACAGGATAAGGCATTCACATTCACAATTGACCGCAAGTCTTATGATGACACACAGATGACGCAGGAAGTCGGCGCGGCTCTTGCAAGAGAGCTCAACGAGGTTGTCATTCCATACATCGACAAATATAGATTGCAAAGAATGACTAACGCAGTAGGCTCAAGCGCTACTGGAACAATCACCAAGACAACAGCTTATGAGGTGTTCCTCGACGGACAGGCTCAGCTTGACGACAACAGCGTTCCGGCAGAGGGCAGGGTTGCATATGTATCAAACGCATTTTATAAGATGCTCAAGCTTGACGAGAATTTCATCAAGGCGAGCGACATCGCTATGGATATGCGCATCAGCGGACAGATGGGCGAGGTTGACGGCGTTGCAATTCTTAAAGGCACAGGCATTCTCCCCGAGAATGTTAATTTCATCATCACACACCCAATCGCAACAACAGCAGCCCAAAAACTCGAAGATTACAACATCCACCAAAATCCTCCGGGCATTAATGGTTGGCTTTGCGAGGGCAGAATTCGCTTTGATGCGTTCGTAAGATACCAAAAGCGCAAGGCTATCTATGTTCACGCAACAAAGGCTATCGTAGCCGACAAGTCTTGTGAACTTGACGAGAATTTGCAGGCAGAGGCGTCAACCACCGGTAAGTAAGGAGTTAATCGGGAATGGATGAATTGAATTACAATTTTTATATTGAGGTGTTCAAAGGCGACGCCGTTCCCGACAACGCCGCCTTTGAAAAATTGCAAATTGAGGCAACGGCGTTTGTTGACCGCCTTGTTTTAGACCGCGCGGCTCTTGAATTCGAGGTCATCAACAAGCGTTATAAGTTTGCAATTTGCAGTGTAATTGACGACATTTATATTAATCAAAATCAAGGCGTTAAGTCGAGCGAGAGCGTCGGAAATCACTCCGTGTCTTATGTGACACGCTCAGCGCCTGAAATTCAAGCCAATAGAAAGAGTAAGGCATTAACCTACCTTACAGGGACAGGCTTGCTCACAAGGGCGGTGTTGTGATGTTCCCACATGATATTACAATATATCGCTATATCAACAAGCTTGACACTTATTCAACGACATATCTTAATGGCGTTTATGTTGAGCAGACACTCAACGGCTCAGTCGAGAGCAACGGCGAACAAAACAGCGGTGAAATCATCATTGTAACGAACGCCGAAAACGCCCACAGATATGAGTCGAAGCATTGGCGCGTTTTGCCGGGTGACATCATTGTAAGAGGCAGAGGCTCTGCTATATCAAGCCTTACAGAGCTTGACGAATTTTACAAGGTCACTGCTGTTACTGAAAATCTTTGCAATTCGGATGTTGACAACATCACGATAAAGGCGGTGTGACGAATGGCAACACTCGTTTACACCGTTGACGCGTCTGCGCTCGATAGCTTAGACTTCGAGCGTGTGAAACCGCAGGCGCAGAAGTTCTTTTCTGATAGGCTGCTTGCCGAAAGTGACCCATATACCCCTTACGATTCGGGAATTTTGAAGAGTTCGGGGCGTGTAGTTGATGACGGCAATGCAATTGAATACGAAACGCCATATGCACGGTATCAGTATTACGGCAAGCTTATGGTCGACCCAATCACAGGCAAGGGAGCTTTTTTCAACAAGGATTATGGTTTTTGGAGTCGACCAATGGCACAGAAAAAGTTAACAGACAGAGATTTGAAGTATCAAGGCGCGCCAACGCGCGGCTCTCATTGGGTTGAGCGCGCATGGCTTGCGAATAAGAACAGTCTTATTGAATCAACAGAAAAATTCATTACAAGCGAGTTAACGAAATGAACAAAACGATAATTGAAAGTGTGAGGGAATTTGTAAAAAAATGCCCTTATCTTGATGAACTTAAAAATATAAATGTCGATTTTCTTTCCCCAAATGACGGCGGCTATTCAATTGACGAACAGCCGACCGAAACAATATTGACACGATACATTGACGGCAGTACCGAAAGACAGTTTGTTTTCGCTTTTTCCGCGCGATTTGCGTGGAATCAGGAACGCGAGAACAATATTAATAATAGCGGCTTTTTTGAGCATTTCCAACAGTGGCTTGAGGAATGCACCGAGAACGACGACTTGCCCGATATGCCCGACGGAATGACTCCATTCAGCATTAAGGCAACAAGTAGTGGCTATCTTTACGGCATTGAAAATAGCCAACGCTATGCGAAGTATCAATGTCAATGTCAATTGATATATGACAAGGAGTAAAACCTATGGCAAACACAAAAATTAAAACTTCCGCCATTGCCGCATTTATCGACATTGGCGATAGCTCAACCTCACCGAAGTGGGCAAGAGTGAGAAAACAAGGCGAGTTGAAGCTCAAATATGACGGTGAAACTGAGGAGGACAAGTGGGTTGACGAAAACACCCCCTCGACATCCCTCGAAAAATACGCCGTATCATTCGAAGGTGAGCTTACTTGCTACAACGATGACGAGTTATTCAAGTATCTTGATGCACTCCGTCAGAATAGAGCAACGGGCACAGACGCAGAGACTCAATGCCTTGTTGTGTATAAATACGACACAACCGACAACGCGAAATACGCGGCAGAACTTAATCGTTGCACATTGCAATTTAGTGAGTTCGGCGGCGAAGGTGGCGGCGGCTCTGCGTCGTTGAATTACACCTGTTCATTCAACGGTGACCCGACTCTCGGAACTGCTGCATTCACAGGTGCAACCCCAACATTCACTGCTAACAGCGCAACAGAATAATTAAATTAATAGGCGGCTTTTGCCGCCTATTTTGTTTTATGAGGTGATTTTATTCATGGAGAAATTAAATCTTGACATTAAAAAAGGACTATACGAAATCGAGGTTAACGACAAGGGCGAGACAATCGTTTTTGATACGGAAGATATAGAACTTCCCTTTAAATTCAACGATGCTTATCTGAAAGTCGAACAGCTTACAAAAGACCTTACACGCAAAGAGGCGTTAATCGAGAAGCAGAAAGAATGCTCACACGGACTTGTCAGCAATAAGGACGAAAAAAGGCGACAGCTTTATAAAGAGTTCTACAAGCAGATGCGCGAAGCTATGGACGAGTTCTTGGGAGCAGGCGGCGTTCAAAAAATCTTTGGCGACCGAAACTATCCTGATATGTATAACGACCTTTTTGATGCGTTAAAGCCTCACCTTGAAAAAATCGGAATATCAAGCAAGAAATCAATCGAAAGAATCGAGCAGAAATACAGCGAATCCGATGAGGATGTCCTTGAATGACTTACCCCGAATATGTGAGAATTCGCGGCGAAAAAGTCAAAATCAAGACAGATACCAAAACAGCCCTAAAATGCTTGAAGATAGTGAATGATAACGGCATCGGCGACTATGAGCGCGCCCTCGCTATCATTTACACGCTATACGGCTACATTCCGAGCGACAATGAACTGTGGCAAGACTATTTAGTCCAAGCGCAAAAGTTCTTATCCAAGAACGAAAACGGCGAGAATAGCGACACAGAGCCCGACATGGACTTGATTTATGACGAGCCGTATATTGTTGCTTCGTTCATGAGCGATTACAAAATCGACCTGAACAAGGAAAATCCGCATTTTTGGCTTTTCTGCGACCTCATAGCAGGCTTGACAGAGCACAGCGTTTTATCTCGCGTTCGGTCGCTTCGCACAATGGATGTGAGCAATTGGTCAGAGAAAGACAAGCGCGAAATTCTAAAAGCAAAAGAAGCTGTTGCACTGCCGCATAGACTCACTAAAGAGGAACAGGAGTCGGAGGACATATTCGAAGCACGATTCAAATAAGGAGGTGAGGACATGGCAGACAACAAGATACGCATTGATGTTGCGTTTAATTCTCAAAAAGCGGAACAAAACGCAAAGAACTTGTCAAAAGCTCTTGACGAGGTCAAGAACACAATGGAGCAGACGGCGAAAACCGACCTCAACATTGACACAAAAACGGCTGAGAAAGGTGTAAAAAACTTGTCAAGCGTTTTTGAAAAACTCAAAGACAAGTTAAAAAACACAATCAGTGTCAATGTTGACAGCGAAAAAATCAAAAGCGATTTAAACGCTGCAAAGGATTATGTCGCCGAAACATTTTCGTACATCAAGAACGACATTCAAAAAACAATTGATGTCGCGAAAGACCCGACGAAATATCAAATTGATGTCTCGGAAGCTGAGGAAAGGCTCGACAAGCTCGACAAAGAGATTGAAAAACTGAAAAAGAAAAAGAGCGAGCTATTCCAATCAGATGCCGCCCAAGAGCTTACTAAAAAATATCAAAAAAACGAAGCCGATTATCAACAAAATTTGACAAATGCAAAAATTCCGCAACAAAAACAAGCGGTTGAAAACGCTCACATCCTTGATGTGCAAGATTTAAAAAATCAATACAGCGGTTTTCTTTCACAAGTCGAGGAAACGGAGACGAAACTCAAAGCCGCCAACGGAGAGGTTAAAGAACTTGTCACCGCGATTCGGCAAAGCGAGGACGCAGAACAGCGTTTAAACAGCGGATTAGGACAGTTTACCCAAAAGTGCGAAACTGCCAAAAACTCAAGTAACGGACTTGTCAGAGCATTCCGCACGATGACGCTCCCATTACAAGGCGTGGGAGTCGCATTTTCAACGCTGTTCAATAAAATCGGAGCGGTTAAAAACAAAGTGAAAGAGGCTGTCACGAGTACACGCGCGTTTCAAGCGGTTTCAAAAGCCGCCTCGCGTGTTTGGAACGGTTTACACACAGCCGCCAATCGGCTAAAAACAGCTATTTCAAAGGTTAGAAGCGCATTTCAAAAAGTGAGCAGTTTGGGCTCTAAATTCGGTGTTAATTTGAAATCGTCGCTTTCTCCGGCTGAGAACTTGAAAAAGAAATTCACAAGGGTAGGACTTGCACTACTCGGCGCTCGCTCTGCAATGATGTTGTTTAAACAAGTAGTTTCGTCGGCAATGGAAAACAACGAAAAATTGCAAACACAGTTGAACGCGGCTAAGGGCGTTTTGGGTGAGGCAATAAGCCCATTAATCAATGCCCTTGTGTCAATGTTAAGCAAGGCTGTGACATTTGCAGACGCGATATATCAAGCATTTACAGGCACAAGCCTTGTTGCGAAATATAACGCCAAACAAGCGGAGAAGACAGCGTCAGCCACAGAGGACGCGGCAAAAGCTGCCAAAGAATACAAAAATCAAATGGCGAGCTTTGATGTCGCAAATAAGCTGAGCGACAACTCATCGTCAAGCAGTTCGTCCGGTGGCAGTTCTTCCGGCGAAGGCGGTGCTATCTTTGAGACATCAAGCCTTGATTCTTGGATGAATCAAATTATTGAAAAATTCAAAGCAGGAGATTGGGGCAGCATTGGCAGAACGATTGCCGGAACAATTAACTCTGCACTTGATGACATCAATTGGAGCGGCATTCAAACTAAAGTCAAAACATTTTGTAAAGACTTAAGCGACGCAGTTAATGGTTTTATTGATGAACTTGATTGGGGAAAAGTCGGCAATAATGTAGGCGAGGCAATAAACACCGTCACAATGGGCATTAACACTCTTGTTGACAACATTGATTGGAACGGTCTCGGAGCAGGATTTGCCGATGGAATGAATCACCTTGTTGATTCGGTCGATACTGACGAACTTGGAAAAACTTTATCCGCGAAAATAAAAATCATAACTGACACCTTATACGGCTTTTTTAACGGCGATGAAAAAAAAGGCACTTCGGGCTTTGATTTTAAAAATTTCGGTGGCAAAATCGGCGACACGGTAAATTCGTGGTTTAACAATATTGATTGGGGGAAAATAGCGTCCAACATGTCGGACTCGATAAGCGGCGCGTTTAAAACCGTAACAGGTTTTATAAAAAATCTTGATACCGACGCAATAATCGATGATATTGTCGATTTTGTAAAAAACATCGATTGGGAAGGCATTGCAGAAAGTGCCTTTGAGGCACTCGGTGCGGCTGTCGGTAAGGTGTTCAAAATTGCCCAAAAGCTCGGAGAGATTTTCAATGACGCATTTTCAAACATTACAAGCTACTTTGACGATTCTATTGACGAAGCAGGAGGCAATGTAATTGAGGGCATTTTCAACGGTATTGTAAATTGGCTTAAGGATGTCGGGGAGTGGATGAAAGAGCATATCCTCGACCCATTCATTAATGGCTTTAAAGAGGCGTTCGATATTCACTCGCCGTCGAAAAATCAAGATATTATCGACCTTGGTAAGAACCTCATTGAGGGTGCATTTAACGGTATTGTGGATTGGCTCAAAGACATCAAAAAGTGGTTTCAAGACAATGTATTTAGCAAAATCACAGAGGCTTGGGACGGCTTAAAAGAACTTACTGTTAGTATTGGCGGCAATGTTCTCCCGACATTCGATGACTTGAAAGACAAATGGGATTCGATTAAAGAAAAAGGCAAAACCGCTTCGGCAACAATCAAAGGCGAAATTCACAAAAAGTTCAAAAATCTCAAAAGCAAATGGGATTCAATTAAGAATAAGACGAATTGGAAAACAATCAAAGGTAGCGTTCACAACAAGTTCAAAAATCTCAAAACGAAATGGGATTCGATTAAAAACAAGACAAATTGGAAAACCGTTAAAGGTTCAATTGCTAAGTCGTTTTCAAAAGCCAAAAAGAGTTGGGACGGCATAAAAAGCAAGGCTGAAACCATTACGACCAAATTGAAAGACGGAATCACCAATGCAATAAAGAAAATCTTGACTTCACTTTGTAACATGGTCAACAAAGTTATCGGCGTTCTCAACAAGATATTGCCAAGAGGCATGAAAATTAGCACTGTTTCCCCACCGAAGCTTGCACGCGGCGGCATCGTCAACAATCCGGGCAGAGGTGTCACGGCTACTGTCGGCGAGGCAGGAACAGAGGCAATTCTCCCACTTGAGAACAACACAGGTTGGATGGATTTGCTTGCCGAGCGAATTGCAAACAGAATCAACGCTAACGGCGAGGTATTGCAGACAATAATCACCCTCGACGGCGAAACAATCGCAAAGAAAATATCACAAGTCAACGGTAGGCGGAACATCAGAATGAATGGGGGCGTTGTATAATGGCTGTGCTTTATATTAAAAACGGCGGCTCAAGCGTTACAATCAAAGGCAGGACTTACGCAAAAGGCGAATATGTCCCAATTCCGTACATAAAAAATGACTTCAGCGTTAGCCACGAGAAATTATGGGGCAGTGACGCAGGCAGAACGATGAGCGGCGACTATAAAGGCACAATTGTCGGCATATTCCCTAAGATAACCGCGAATATCAGCGGCACAAAACTCAATTATAAGGATGTTGAGGGGATTATGCAGTTGCTGAGTCAAACTTCCGCCTCATGCAAATTCTATGACGCGCAAATCGCGTCGATGAAAACGCAATCGTTCTATTTCGACAGTGTGTCAATCACGCATAAATATATCAACACAAGCAACCCGAAAAAAAATAAATATGATTCAATTTCTGTGGTTGCCGTCGCAATAAGTAAGGAGTGATGAGATGCATAATGTAACTACGGATTTTATCGCCGCAATGCGCGACACAGGGCGTCGGTTTGACGCACAAATCATAGTCGGTAACACTGTATATGATTTGAGCGCTATTGAGAGCTTAACTGTGAACATTGACGGTGGCTTTCCGTCGACGGCAATGCAAAGCATTACCGCAACAATTCGCGGCGATTTTAGCGCTCCTGACGGCGTGATTGACAATGTCAAAATCGGAGTTGAAACCGACAACGGCTTTGAGTACATCAATTACGGCAAGTTCTTCTTGTCGAACGATGACGGCACAGGTTATAACACCGACACGGATATGTGGACAATCACAGCATATGATGCCCTTGTCAATACAATGACAGAAATCCCAACGATTGAGGATGAGAAAGGCAACGATACAACCGACGACGCAGTCGATGCCGAAAAGACTATATCAGTGCAGGAACTGCTCAACGGAGCAATTGGAATTTTAAACAGCGTCGGGGTTACCTCGACGCTACCCGATATGACTGCGTACACAGTTATTGCGAGCGCTTATTCAAGCCAAACCTACCGCGACTTGCTTGAGGACATTGCGGAGGTTCTCTGCGGAATAATTCGGGTTAAGGACAACAAGCTTGTTCTAATAAGACCGGGTGAGGTCGAAAGCACAAAAATTGAATTGCAAGACCTCACGAGCGCAAGCATTAATGACAGCGTGCAGATTTCGGGTGTTCAGCTTAACGGCACAGCAGGCATTCAAAAGATATTGAGCAACGAAGCGTCGACAGAGGTGCAAGTCACGATATCGGACAACCCGATTGTTGAATATCTCGTCGATAATTCGAGCACAGCCGCAGAGCAGCTGAATGCCGTCAAATCTAACTACACGGCGTATCTGCTCGGTAAGACGCTAACGAGCGTCACAGCGAACACAACAGGCGTTGCATGGTACGACATAGGCGACTTTGTTAACATTACCAATAAAAAGGACAATCTTGATTATCCTTTCGTCTTTACCAAGAGCGCAATAACGCTGTCAAACGGCTTGACGCAGAGCGTCGAAAGCAGCTTAACATCCAAAACCGAAGAGATAACATACACGGCGGACAGCAAGCTGAAAGGCGTCACAAGCGAAATCAATCGACTATCGAGCGGCTTGCAACTCAAAGTCAGCAAGGGCGATGTCGTTTCGGAGATTAACCAATCCCCTGAAAAAATATCGCTCAAGGCAAATCGTATTGAAATTGATTCCGACACATTCAAGCTTTCGGCAGAGGGCAAAATCGTTGCCGAAAGCGGAACAATCGCAGGCTTTGATTTGACAAATACAGCTTTCGAAAAAAATTTCGCCGTCGGCGGAGTGAATTACAAATTCAAAATCACATCGGACACAACAAGCGAAACGGCAACATATCTCATATCACTTGCAGAGCAAAACGCAGGCGAATATTCGTTTGCTGTTGACACAAAGGGCAATGTCGAATGTGCCGACCTTTATGGCGGCGCGATAAGCTGCACAAAAGTTAACCTTAGCTCGAGCATCAACGATGCAACCGAGAAAAGTGTCTTTACCGCAAAAAACGGCAGCGGTCATACATATATAGGTTACGCGAGAAAACTCGACGGAAAAAACACAATCATTGCCGGCGGAACGGTTCAATTCCAACCGCAGAACGGCACAAATTGTTCTCTATTCAAGGAATCGTCATCAAACGCAAGGACAATATTCCGTCCTGACACTAACGGTGGCGCATATCTCGGCTCAGGCAGTTATAAGTGGCATTCAATATATTGCACTGACGGCGCATTTAACGGCTCTGACAGAAAGTTGAAAGAAAACATTGCAGACCTTGATGCCGAGCGCAACAAAGCATTCGTATTGAGTCTCCGCCCTGTGTCGTATAAGTTGAAAACAGGCGAGGGAAAGAGGACTCACAACGGCTTTATTGCTCAAGAAGTGCGCGATGCTGCCGAAACCACAGTCGGTGATATAGCCGCGTATCAAGCAAGCGTCATTGACGGCGACGAGGAGAAATACTTCGACCCTACCGTGCCCGACGAAAAGCTTTTGTGGCAGCTCAACTACAGTGAGCTCATTGCTCCGATTGTTAAACTCGTTCAATCTCAGCAACAAGAGATTGAAAAATTAAAAGAGGAAGTGGAAAAACTCAAATGACAACTTTAAAATTTAAAGTGACGGAGCAATCCGTCATAAAACTCGAACAGAGCGCACCGCTCACTTCGGGCAATGTTGAAACTGTCAAGTGCAAGTTCGAGCTTGACGAGGCGTTCAACGGCTTAACTGTCCGTGCTGTGTTCAACGAGCAAGCCGTAACCCTTGCCAATGGTGAATGCTTCGCCCCAAGCTTGAGTGTTGGACGCTGTCTTGTCGGCGTTTACGCCTATGAAACAACCAACGGCAAGACGACCTTGCGCTATTCCCCACAGCCTACACTGCTGAGCGTATGCTCAGGCAGTTATTCGGACGAAGTAGTCGACGCAACACCGCCCACAGCAAGCGAAATCGAGGCGTTTTATTTGCTTATCAACAAGGCAATCGCCGACGGCAAGTTAAAGGGCGATAAAGGCGATAAAGGCGATGTCGGCGCAGCAGGAAGAGACGGCGAGCAAGGACCTAAAGGCGACAAAGGCGACACAGGACCGCAAGGTCCGCAGGGAATTCAAGGCAAGCAAGGTCCAAAGGGTGAGCAAGGTCCACAGGGTCCACAAGGTGAGAGCGGACGCGTGAAATGGCGTAAAATCTGTCGTGAGACAATCACGGAATCAGTGGCGCAATATATCCGCGATGTCGATGAAAAGGGTAAACCCTTAAAATTGAGTAACTGTGCAATTCGCCTTTTAATGCCCGAGTGGTCTACAGTATCGCGAACAGCTGTATATCTTAATCTGCGCAAAATGGAAACAGGTGATGAGGACTTTTGGAGTGAGCTTACTCTCACAGCAGCTAAAGTATCGTCTACAAGCGACAGGCATATAACCCAAATCATGGCACATTGCTCGCCTTGGCTGCACGGTGATATTCAGTATTCACAGAACAAATTATACGACGATAACGACCCAAGCGAATTCCCTATTGTAATAAATCAAAAAGCATATAATGCGATGGCTGGTGATGTTTTCTCATTCAGCGCAACAAATTTCATTGATGTAATTCAGTTTGACACGCAGGTAGAGGATAAGCTCCTACCAGCAGGAATGACTATCGAAATATGGGGGGCAGATTATGAAGGTTAAAATATTTAAAAACGGCGAGATAATCGAGGTCGAAAATTACAAGCCGCTGAAAACTCGCCACAAACCACAAAATCAAGATGAGGAGGCGACCGATAACATTGAGTGAAGCAGTATTGACCGCCTTGATTACAGGCGGACTCTCGGTTGTCGGCGTTGTCATCACTAATCTCGCCGCAAACAGAAAAATGCAATATGAAATAAAACAAAATCAAGCCGTCACAGAGACCAAAATCGAGGAGCTGACTCGAGAGGTGCGCGAGCATAACAATTTCGCTCACCGCGTTCCTGTCCTTGAGAATAAAGTGAAGGTTGCGGACCACAGGCTTGACGACATTGAAGAGGAGCTGAAAACCAAATGAAAATTAATTTTAAATTGAGATTGAAAAACAAAACTACACTTGTGACACTTATAACCCTTGTTGTCACATTAGTTTATCAAACGCTTGGCTTGTTCGGCGTCGTTCCGACCGTCGCACAGTCCGAAATCATCAACACACTTGGCATATTAATCAACATTCTTGTGGTTCTCGGTGTTGTTGTTGACCCGACTACCGACGGAATCAACGACAGCTCGAATGCACTCGGTTATGACGAGCCGAAAAAGGAGGAATAAGATGCCTATTTCTATGAACAAGTGGGTTGAGAAAAATCTCGGCAAGGGAATTGATTACGACGGCGCTTATGGCGTGCAGTGCGTCGATTTGGCAAAGCATTTTATTAAGAATGTTTTGGGCGTAGAGCCGCAGTCAATCGGCAATGCAATTGAATATTACCGCAAACGCAAATCGTCGAAATATTTGACAACGAATTTCAATTGGATTTCGAACACACCCGATTTTGTGCCGCAAAAAGGCGACCTTTGCGTTTTTACATCAAAAAGCGGAAACGGTCATATTTCTGTTGCTACAGGAGAGGGCACAACCTCGTATTTCTATTCGTACGACCAAAACTATCCTTCGGGCAAGCACGAGCCTATGACGAAAATCAAACACACATACGCGTCATTTTTAGGTGTCTTGCGTCCGAAAAATCAAAAGAATATTAAAACGGCGGCAAGTGCCTCAAAGCCGAGCTACAAAACAGAAGTTGGCAAGACTTACCGGCTGAAAGCTAAGACAACACTATACAGCAAGCCGAACCTTTCCGGCACGAAATACACATATCTTGCGCAGACAAAATTAAAGGTCTTGAGCCACGCTTCGGCAAGCGTCGATAAAATCAAGGTCATCGCAACAGGCAGAGAGGCATATTGCAAAATTAGTAAATTTTCATAAAAAGGTCATACGGGAACGCGAACATATAGGAGTTAATATGAATAGCGTTGAATTTTTGACAGCGAACGAATTTAATAAATTAAAATCCAATCTTGAATTGACGGAGCAAGAACGTTTCATTCTTGAACATATGAGACGAAACGACCTCACAAACGAGGGAATGGCGCTTGAGCTGAACATTTCATTGCACAAATTTAAACAAATTAAAGCGTCGCTGAAAATGAAAATTTATAAGCAAGCGTGTAAATGAGAAAAGACCCCACCATTTTGGTGGGGTTATTTTTTTATGCCCAAAAACGCCCAAAGGCGTGCGTTTGGGCGCGCGAAAACTTGCTAACATTAAGTTGCAGAAAGGATAAAACGATGAAATTTGAATTCTCACAAGAATATATGGGCATTAAGGATTGCCCTTTAGAAAAATGGATTGAAACGCACAAACAACAACTTAACTCGTGGATTTATCGAGTGTATGCGCAGGGCTACAAGGACGCCTTAAATGATATAAGAAAGGATTGTGACGGTAATGTATCCAATGAACTATAACAGCGTTATGCAAAGCAGGGTTGCGGAGGTTAACGGAATTAACGGAGCTAATGCTTATCAGCTTGCGCCAAATTCAAGCGTGCTTTTACTTGATTCGCAGAAGCCAATTGTCTATCTCAAGCAAACCGACGGCGCAGGCTACGGAACGGTCAACGCTTTTGACCTTGTTGAGCATAAAGACGAAAGCACAAAAAATTTTGAGAATATCGACGAACGATTAAAAAGATTGGAGCGAGCAATATATGAACAAACTGCTACAGAACAGCCAAAATCAGGTCAACAACCTAATGAACAGCCCTCAAATGCAACAGGCTCTGCGGCTGTGCCGGATGCGAGGAATGACTCCTCAACAATTGGTCATGCAAACAGCTCAACAGCGAGGTATTGACATCAATCAAGTGCTCGACCAAGCGCGAGAATTACAACAGAATTTCAACGATATTAACCCCTAAGGGGGCTGATATAAAAATTTAAAGAAAGGAGTAAAACGCTATGGCAGAAATGACTCCCGCAGATGTAGGCGCTGTAATGAATAACAACAGAGGCTACGGATGTGACGGAATGTTCGGCAATGAGGGCCTTTGGCTCTTTGCAATTCTTGCTTTGTTCGGATTCGACGGTTGGGGCAAGAATGGCAGAGGTGGCGAGCAATATGCAACATCCGCAGATGTTCAGCGTGCGACCGATTTCGCCGCTCTTGAAAGACAGAACAACGAAATCATGCAGAACACAAGCGATGTCGGTCTTGGCTTGCAAAGCACCATTAAGGACGCTGCTTACAACAATTTGGGCGAAGTCCGCGACCTTGAGGCAACAGTTAACGCAGGATTTGCAAATCAGCAAACCTGTTGCTGTGAAACTCAAAAGGCATTGCTTGAAAATCGCTATCTTGCGGCTCAAAACACCGCTCAAATCAACGCTAACACAACTGCACAGATGCAGAAATTAAGCGATGAGATTAAGCAGAACAAAATCGAAGCATTGCAGGGCAGAGTTAATCAGCTTGAACTCAGCAACGCGCTTTCGGGCGTTGTGAGATACCCGACAGCAATGACCTATTCGCTTGCAGGCAATCCGTTTTGCAATTGCAACTCGATGTGTTGCGGTAACATTTAATAAACTTAACGCCCTACTTTGGCGAGGCACGGCAGGGGCGACCCTGCCGTTTATTAATTTATGAAAGGATTTAAGAAAATGAGTAAATCACTTATTTATACAGCAAATTCAAACGCTCAAACCGTAGCAGTCGGAAATGTCGCGAATTTTGGAAATACAATCCGTCGCTACGGTTGTAATTGTCAAAACAACAGCACCGCCCTTGTCGCTAACGGTTGCGGCTATTATGACATTGATGTCAATACAACATTCACAGCGACAGCAGGAACGGTGACACTTTCGCTCTATAAGGACGGCGCACCTATTCCGGGTGCGACTGCCTCTGTAACGGCGGCGGCAGACACAACCTACACCATCACTATTCCAACGGCAATTCGTGTCAAGTGTTGTGACAGCCTAATCACGCTTGTTGTTTCAGGCGTTCCTGTAAGCTTTACGAATATCGCGGCAAGGATGGTGAAAGATTAATGGAAAAATTGAAAAAATATTTCAAAATGATAGTCGACGAAATCAAGAGTGCTGACGAATACGCAGATATGGCGGCAAAATTCAAAAGCACCGATTCAGCTCTTGCTGAAGACTACCACGAAATCGCAGAACAGGAGCTTCATCACAAGGAAGTGCTCGAAAAAACAGTAAAGCAATATATCGACGCTTGCAAAAACGAAAGCGGCGAATCTTGTGCTGATATGGAGGTTGTTTTCGATTTTGTCAAAGATGTGTCAGAAAGTATGGTCGAGCCAATAAGAGCAAAACTAAAATAAAAGCAGAAAAAAGAGGCGAAAGCCTCTTTTTTTATTCTATATATAAAATAATAATTTATACCTATTATAATATGTACTATCCATTTTTTTGAATTGCAAAATCATACAAAATTTTGTCAAGAGTTTTTTTTAAAAAAATTCTATTTTTTTGATTTATTTTTAAAAAAGGGTCAACCAAGGGTCAACCAATAAGGCGTATTTTAATGCAATATTTTGTAATATACGAATGTGGAAAACCTTAAAATATCATAAAAAAATATAAGCCGGAAACCGCATAAATAAACGATTTTCGGCTTAAAATGGCGGAGAGCAAGGGATTCGAACCCTCGAACAGGTTATAGCCCGTTACACGATTTCCAATCGCTTAACTATTGCCTTTTTAATAGGGCTTCGGGAGAGGGTCAACCAAGGGTCAACCAAAAAGGAGAAAATGGTGAATTAAACATTACTTTTTACAAAATTGTTTAACTGTTTAAAACTCTGCTTTTGTCGAGCTTGCGAAATTCGCATGTAAACATTTTTTGTCAATTCGATTTTTGAATGTCCCATTAACTCTTTGGCGTCCTTGTCGCTCATTTTGGCGTCGTACAGAATAGTGGCATAGGCGACGCGCAACATGTGAGGAGTGACGCTCGATTGCGTCACCTCTTTGTATTTTCGCGACAAAAAGTTGTAGCGCGACATTGTGAACGGCTCGCCGTCGGCGCCAAAAATCAAGCCGCTGTCTTGTCTGTGTGGCGTCAGGGCGTTCTCCAACGGCTCTAACAACGGAATGACACGCGTGCTATCGTCTGTTTTGGTCATGTTCGTGATGACACCCTTACCATTTACAAATCGTAACGCTTTATTAATCACGATTGATTTGCTGTTGAAATCAATATCCATCCAATCTATTGCGAGCGCTTCCTCACGCCGCATCCCTGTATAGAGCAAGAAAAAATGAAACAATCCAAGAGGAGCGTCAAGCGATGTTTTCACTTTTTCGATTTCTTGCGGTGTAGGAAGTTCAAAATGCTTTTTAGGCGCGCCGCGAGGAATACGGACAGCCGTAGCCGGATTGTATTCAACGAGGTCTCTTTGAATAGCATATATGAAAATTTGCGACGCCGCTATTTTCCGCATTGCGATTGTATGATGTGCGAAGCCTTGTTCGTGCATTTTATTAATTAAGCTTTGTAATTCACTTGTTTTTACATCCTTTAATTTCTTTTTTCCGAATTGCTCAACAAGGTCGTCGCATGGCTTCTTGTAGCACGAATATGTGTAAGGCGAGAGCCTACTCTCCGATTCAGCTCTCCAAGCCTTTGCGACCGACGCAAATGCCGGTTGCAATTTTTCAGCTTTTTCGGCGGCGATTTTTTGTAAAAGCTCAGCTTTTTTCTGCTCGCACTCTTTGAGCGTATCGCCGTAAACGCGCTTGTTTATCGTGCCGTTTTCGGTTTCGACTTTGAAACGCATTGAGTGCTTATATCTTTTCATTTCATCGCCCCTTTTCGTCCAATTCTCTTAACTTGCGTGCGTATTCAGGCGCAAGGCTGTAAACACTTTTGGCAATCTGCGGCATTTGAGTTTTCTTTCTTGAATATTCGCTCTCAAATGCGTCCCAAATCAATGCCAAGATATGCGTCCTCGTTTTGGGAGTCATGCAGGCATATGCCGTACTCATCAGGACAAGCCCATCAAAATCACCGTCGAAGTCATTCGCAAGCCAAAGCACAAAGCGGCGATTCTTATCGTCGCGTTCGGCATAATTGATAAGCCCTTCCGCACTTTTGAAGTTGCGAAAATATCCCTCGTCGCTCTGATATTCAAAATTAATAAACCTATCTGCTGACACATTGAGCGTCTTGCAGATAGGTCGAATGTATTCGGCAGGAATTAACGACCTACCTGTTTCCCAATTGCTATAGACAGCAAGTGAAACGCCGAGCTGTGCCGCAATTTGTTTACGTTCAAGCCCTTTCTTTCGCCTTAACGTCCTCAGCGTATCACACAACATTTTTATTCATCCCCAATCTTTTAAAGACATAATAGTGCAAATTGTGTATTATTATTCAATGTTGATGTGCAATATTTACACATTTAATGATGTACTATATATTTGTGCCAAATCTTTTTGAGGCGGCACCGTTCCCGTAGACGCAGGGGGCAACAGCTCCTTGCGTCAATAGGAAACGCGATATAATATATTAGAAATTTAAGCTTTTAAATTCCTTAATGATTTCTTTATTTTCGTCTGCGTCGGCTTTGCCCTCAAGATAGAGCATTACATTGTTGTTAATTGTAACGCATCCATCATCGTCCCAACCGCTTGTATGGTCCTCTGCCTTTTCATCGGTAAAAATATAAATTTCGGCATGATTGCCTTTCGGCGTGGTGTAACCGGCTCCGTCTGATGCGCTGATAGCCTCGAACCATTTTGTTTGCTTATCATGGAAATTTAACGCTTTTGCGACCGCGTCAGCTGTCTTTTCCGTTTTGGCAACGGTTGTCGATACGGTGGTCGACTGTTCAGCCTTTTTACCGCCGGCTGTGTTGTTTGAGCAAGCCGCAAAGGACGCGGCGATTGCTACAATGCACAATACCGTTATTAACTTTTTCATTTTCATTTTTTGCATTCTCCTTTTTTTAATTAAAAATATTAATAAACGCATAAGCGAATATTGCAATAATATAGCGTGATTAATGCATATCAAAAAAATAAAAAATTTATTTAGTACAAAAAATAAGACTATGCCACTCTTTTACTTGAAGTTGAGAAAAATTCGTTCTAACATATAAATAAAGGGGGTTAAAAAATGGACGAATTAAAACAACTAATAACTCAATTGAATGAGGAGCAAAAAATCGAATTGCTCGAAAAAATAATTGATATGCTTAAGGATAGGGAAGTTCCAGAATAGGGGGCTTCCTTATTTTTTTGCAATGTTCTTTATAAATTCAATCAATGAGGCTTTTTGTTCGTCTGAAAGCAAATCTATAAGTTCGAGAAGTTGCTCATCGGTCGATTTTGGCGATGGGTCGTCTTCCCAACCCATAAGATAAGCAGGAGTTGTGCCAAGCGCATTTGCAAGCAAGACTATTTTGTCGGATGGTAAATTAAATTCACCTTTTTCCAATTTAGAAATCGACGAGCGACTTGTATAGCCGCATTTCTTCGCGAGGTCGTCCTGACTCATTCGTTTATTTTTTCTCAATTCTTTAACACGCTCGTATAGCGTGTTTTTTCTATCTGTCATAACATCACTCCCTCACGATTATTAATATAGCACATAAATTTGCGTTCGTCAATAGTTGAAAAAAAATCAACAAAAGTGTTGACAATTGTTGAGTGATATGCTACAATAGCATTGTTGAATGAAATTCACGGAGGTGATTAATTGATTAACAAAGACAAATTGAAAGCGAAAATCACAGAAAATGGATATTCGCGCGAAAAGATAGCTGAAATCTTGGGAATATCGCCTACATCGCTTAACTATAAGCTAAACGAAAAAAGGCAATTCAAAGCCAACGAGATTTTGATTTTAGGCAAAGTTTTAAAAATCAAAGATAAGGATTTAGCAAAGTATTTTTTTGTTTCAAATGTTGAATGACATTCAACTACTTTCACTCCTTAATGGAGCGGCAACAACCCCCTTTTCAAAATTCAATAAAACCCATAAGCACACTAATTCACAAAATTTTTAACAACTTCCAAAAAATAATACATTCGTTGCCGTTTCACTAAGGGGTGAAATAAGAAAAAGCCGCCCAAAGTCGGGCGACTCCAAAAAAGTAAGCATATATATTATATGCAAAAGCCAAGGAAAAGTCAAGAAAGGAGATAAAAAATGAGAGAAAAAACAGACTATCGCGAAAATTTGCGACGGCTTGACGAGCGATTCCCTGATTCGGAACTGCTCACACTTCGACAACTGACTGAATTCACAGGGCTTGACGGCAGAACGGCAAAGCGAGTATTTGAACGCGAGTTGATTAATGCCGGAACACCAAAGCGAGCGTCGTATTTGATTGCAAAAACGAAACTTGCAAGATTAATAAGCTAAAGGAGTGAAAAGATGAAAAGAAAAACAAAATTGATATTGACTTGTGTCAATGCGTTAATGGCGTTTATGTCGGTAGCGTTCAATTTTGAGCGCCTTGCGGCTGTGTTTGTACTGTTTCTCGTGTTGTCTTTCACAATGCTTGTGGAAGACTTACTTAGTCAACCCGAAAAGAGGAAAATCGACAAGGGCTACATTTTTCCGCAGGACGCGGATTGGCGTCACTGCTTAATGATAGCTTATAGCAAAGGATGTGATAACGACGAAACGATGTAACGCGCAAGGCTGTGATGCTTGGGATTGTGACGAATGTCACAACTCCGCTTGCTGTGACAAGCATATCGTCTGTGACGAATGCGAAGCAGAAATCTATGAGGGTGACAGCTATTACGAAATCGACGGCGCAGACCTCTGTGAGGAATGCGTCAAAAGCAAATATGAAATGTTAGTTTAAAATTTAGGAGGTAAAAAATGGTAAAAGCATACAAAGGTTTCAACAAGGACATGACTTGTCGGGGCTTTAAATATGAGGAAGGCAAGAAATATGAAATGGAAAACGCGAGCTTGTGCAATGAGGGATTTCACGCGTGTTTAAATCCGTTGGATTGCTTCAAATACTATTCTCCCGGCGACGGAAGTGTCTATCACGAAGTTGAAATTGATGACAACGGAGAGCGTGGAGACGATAGTAAGGTTGTCGGCAGCAAAATAAAAATCGGCGCAGAATTAGATGTCGCGAAAATTTGCAAACTTCATTTTGATTTTGTAAAAAATCGAACAATTCAAAAGAAAGATGGAAAGGGTGCTTCAAGCCTTGCGGCTCAAGATTGGTCAAGCCTTGCGGCTCGGAATTGCTCAAGCCTTGCGGCTCAAGATGCTTCAAGCCTTGCGGCTCGGAATTGCTCAAGCCTTGCGGCTCAAGATGCTTCAAGCC